TGATCCAACAGTTGCAGTTGAAACTGTTAAACCTACCTGCGTCATCGAAAGTGTTGATGGATAACGCAGAATGATCACACCTGAACCGCCGTTACCGCCATTTAGATTAAATGAACCTTGTTGTCCTGAACCTGAGCCACCGCCAGCACCAAGATTCGCAGTTGGTGTACTTGGTATCGATCCGCTTCCATAAGCACTAGCACCCACGCCACCGCCAGTTCCACCAGTTCCAACGCCAGCGCGATAAAAGTTACCGCCACCGCCACCGCCACCACGAGTTACTGATGAACCAGTTATTGATGACGCTAAACCATTTCCACCGTTGCCACCGCCATTAGTAGTGCCACTTGCACCTACTTGACCTGCGCCACCGCCACCGCCAGCACATCCATTAGTTGCGGCAGTGTAACCGCCACCATTAAAGCCCTCGCCAACAAAACCACCGCCACCTTCTTGAACGCCGCCATTCCCGCCAGTTCCACCACCTGAGCCACCAGTTCTTATCGTTCCATTATAAGAGCCACCACCTCCACCTCTTGCAAAAACTTGACCAATGTAGGATGGTGATCCGTTTCCGCCAGTACCTGATCCACCGCTACCGCCAGCACCAATAGAAACAACATAGTTGTTTATTTTCGCAGAACCAGTTGCAAAACTTGCATTAGTGTTATCTATTAAAAATCCACCACTAGATGTTTCGCCAACAATTAGTGCGCGATAACCGCCAGCACCACCACCACCGCCACCTGAGCCGCCACCAGCACCGCCACCGCCAATAACTAAGTATTCAAGGAAAGATGGTTTTATTGGTACAAAATTATTTGCAAAGTTTAAACGATTTGCTTTTTGACTTGCAAAAACATTAGACGAACTAAGTTTTGAAACAGCCATTGTTAACTAATCTCTGAACCAAAAACACTAAAGGTTAAGTCGCTAGTTGAAGCATAAACAGTAATGATGTCTGCGGCATCAAGCGTTAAACCAAATGTCAAAGCAATGCTATCATTCGCTGGAACTGTTGCGTCATAGGCAATGTAATGAGAATTTGCAATTGTATCTCCATTTGGGCGTAAGGCAATTCTGTAAGTTGCTTGTGCCGTACCACGATTAGCAACAATAATAGTTGAAATAACTGATTCTGTTGCTGATGGTACTGTGTAAACATTTGTATCGGTTGTTGCGCTTGGCGCAGACTGACCTAGAATTTTGTATGCTGTTGCCATTTGATTATGCTCCCATTAGTAGAAATTCAGAAATGCCGCCACCAGCACCACCGACTGCAACGAATGCAGTTCCATTGTACGCTTGCATCTGGTTCACATCTGTTAGATAAGTAACCATACCTATTGATGGTGATGGGATGGCTGACGATCGTGCTGCTGCGCTAGCAAACACCATAACGGATTGATCCATCAGGTATCCATTAACTTCTGATGCAGTTAAGACAGCACCAGCGGTGAATGTCTTTTTGCCTAGTCCAGCCATTATTCCCCTAAAGCCCTAATTGATTTACATCTAGAATACCAAACTCAAGATCATCAAGAACAAGGCTAGCATAATCAAGGGTTTGAAAGCCAAATACGACACGATGCTGTAACGGCTGGATGTCGTGTTCGATCTTGATCACGATCGCATATTTATTGATCTGTGTGCCTATTCCATTAGGCGTAAATTTAATCTGGCAAACATCGTTAATCTCTAAACCTAGAACATCAATTTGCTCTGCTGATGTTAATGCTTCCAACTGGACTGCTAAAGTTTCAAAACGATACTCAGGTTCAGAATAAAGACCAACTAAGTAATCTGCTAACTCATCCGCATCTGCATCTGAATTAAGCAATAACCCTGATTGCACTAACGCGTGCTGTCCGTAAGTGCTAATTGAATCAACGTCTTGAGCAATAGCAGTTCCGCCGTTCAAGCGTTCGATCTGAACGTAATTGTAAAGCAACTCAGTTCCATAAATTACATTGACGTCACTAAATTTAATACCAGAACCATCGTCAGCGAATACAACTTGACCAGCCGATACGGGTGCAACGGTTCGATCCTTAAAAACAAATTTGCCATCTTTGCCAATAAAGATAGAACCTGGCTCAGAACTATTAACCAATTGCAAATACTCAAGCGTGTTAGTTCCATCAGCAACTACATCTGCTTGCAGTAATTCAGAGCCTGCGTCTATATCTCTGAACGTGGCAGGCCAAGCAACTTCTGCCCGATCTAAAACATCATCAAGTCTGGCACCAGTTAATTGAGATGTTGCAGTATGCGCAGACAAAGCACCTTGCGCTAACTGTGTAAATCCATCAATGCAATCTGCGCCTGCTAAAGATAAACCTGATAAATCATAGTTCAAGTTCCAGTCATCAACTACGCCATAAAAAACAGCAGAGCCACCGGTGGAAACTTTGATTGTACGCTTAGGAATAATTTGCCCGAAGTATGGACTGGACGCATTTTCTGGATCAAAAACTCTAGTGTTGTTATTGAATTCGATGTTTGCAATTCCAGCGGTGTATTTATCTAACTGCCGTGACTTACCACGCCTAACTGATACTGCACGAACAAAGTCAGTAACGTCATAAAATAATTCGCCACCAAGTAAATACTCAGTATTGTCTAGTACGCCTGCAACTGGATCATCTAATAAAAAGAATGGGCCACCTAAGCCCGAAATATCAAAACCAATTTCTACTACGGTTGCTGGAACTGACATTTACGCACTCGCAAATACTGGTCCAGAGGATTTTTCAAATCGTTTAATCGCATCAACAATTTCTTTACCAACCTGTGCGCCATTTGTTCCCATACCCGCATTTACACTTATGTTGTAAACGGTAGTTGCAGATGTTGATGTAGATGCGGATGCAGATGGAACAGAGCCATCTAGTGCAACCGTGGAACTCATAGCCATATCGCCGACTGTGTTTTGTAACTGCGCAGTCATACTGTTAATGCCCTGTATGTAACCAGCAACTACATTCTCACCGATTTCGGCAAAGGCTTTAGATGGTGATGCAATTCCAAGTGCTTGTTTTGCCCACTTAATCGGATCGCCTAATTTCCCAGTCAGCCAAGACTTAAAACTACTCCAACTGTCGTTCATACCTTGCTGTATTCCTGCGACTAAATCAGAACCAATAGTTTTAAATTTTTCGATTAGCGTTGGTGCGTAATCCCTGATTGCTCGATACAGTTTTGCAAGCGGATGATGCTCTGCGATAAATGCACCGACTGTATTAAACACATCTACAATAAAATCTTTTGCTTTGACAACAATGTCTTTTATGTTAGACATAGCATTGCTTGCGGATTCTTTTAATAAGTCCCAATGATCAATTACATACTTAATACCTAAGACCATTAAACCGATCGCGACAATTACCATACCGATTGGATTCATAGCCAAGAACTGCATAACAATTCCAACGGTTTTAAAAATCACAACGAGATTACCAAGTGCGCCGATTGCCATACCAAGAACTACAAGCAGTGGACCTACGGCTGCAACAATTCCTAGAATTTTTACAATCGTGTTCTGTGTTTCTGGCGATAACTTACTGAACTTGTCTACTAATTTTTGAATTGTGCCAGCAACGGATTCTACTGTTGGTGCTAGTGCCTGACCGATTGCGATTGCCGCAGTATCGACAGAACCACTTAATTGCTCCAGCGCACCTTTAGTTCCAGACATTCTTGCGTTTGCTAAGTCCTGCGCAATACCTTGCTTATTGACTGCATCAGTCAGGTTTGCATATTCCTCAGAACCAAGATTGATTAAGGTATTTGCAGCGCGCATACCCTCAACACCAAAGATCATTTTTAATGATGCAACTTTTGATGCGTCACCCATATCGCCGTACACCGCAATCAAATCTTTTACAATTTCATTCATCGGTTTTAATTTGTCATTTTGATCTACGAATTCTAAACCAAGTGCTTCTGCTTCTTTGGCTGCCTTACGCGTTGTAGGAATTAAACCAAGCAGCATTCGGTTCAGAGATGTACCAGCAGTTGAAGAATCAATGCCCGCATTGTTCATCGCGGCAAGTGCGGTAACTGTGTCACCCATACTTACGCCAAGAGTTGATGCTGTCGATCCTACATATTTCATACCATCGGCTAAATCTTGCACGCCAGCAGTCGAAGCAACTGCACCAGCAGCAAGCAAATCAACAGCCTTTGTAGTTTTACTTGCGTCAATACCAAACGTGTTCATAGTCTGCGCAATAATTACGGCAGCATCAGCAAGTCCCATACCCTCAGTTGCCGCTAAATTCATTGTGGATGCTAAAGCACCTGCTTGAATTTCACCAACAGTTAGGCCACCTTTAGACAATTCAAGAATTGCGTCTGCTGCTTCACCCGCGCTGAATACCGTGTCCTGACCCATCTGCAAAGCAAGAGCACTTAATGACTTCATTTGATCGCCAGTAGCACCAGCATTTACTTGTATGGATGCCATAGATACTTCGAATTCAGCAGCAGTGTTTACGGCGAAGCCACCCATTAACGCTAAAGGTGCGGTGACATTCATCGTTAATGACTTGCCCGCTTTTTTAAATCCCTCACCGATTACATCTGCACCGACAGCAAACTTTTGAAATGCACCCTCAGCCTTTTTAATGTCGGCGATTGCGCGGTTCAGATCCTTGTTATCCCACGCAGCAACAATCGGCAGAATGATTGCCATTACTTAATCACCAACTTTGCATTTAATTCAGCAGACACTTTCTCTAAGATTACAAGAACATCTGACCTGATCTTTGGTAACTGCGACATTGCGCCACGCCAAACGAATCGAGATGGTGTTGCGTATCGCGCACTTAAATTATTTATTAATGCAGCACCTTGTCCATTTACTAGGTGTGTTTGTGATCTACCTCTGCGCGTGTATGGTTTTGTTTTCCCGCGTGAAGTTTGATTACGCTTGCCAGCCATATCAGCAATCTGTAAACCTGCTGCACCTTTAGTACCCTTTTTGCCACCAACCCAAATAGAAACAATTGAATGTTCATTCTTTGCAGCCCGCTTAGAAAAGTTAGTGCGCACGGTTGCTTTAATGTTCGATCTATCCCAAGATGTACGACCAGTATGCCGCATACCGCTTAACGGTGGAGAATCAGGAATCCAACTCATAATGTTTGTCGCTACTGGTTCTGCCGCGTTTTTTAAATCTCTGCGAGCAGCAGTGACGATTGAACCCTCAACAAGTCGCAGTGTGGCAATAGTTTGATCTACGCCGTACACCTTTGGTGTTGCCATTCGTCACCTTTTCATTGTTTGCTGTTTCGATGACGCAGATACATTCCCATCGTAAATAACATACGATCAGATTGATCTAGCAAAACTGACGGAGCAATGCCAGTTTCACACGCTAGATACGCTATGTACCAGTGTTGGCTGCTGTCTCCAAGACCTGCGATTTTGGGTCAGCATCACTTGGGGCAATACTTTCCACATCATCTAACCAAGAATCAAAGTCTTTGTCAGTTGCCTTTGTGCGATTCAATGAATGCCACGCCAACCATAACAGGTCAGTTAGTCGCATCTCAGTGTCTAGTCTTGCAACACTTCGTTGATACTTATCCTCAAAGGCAACAAGATCTTTAGCAGAACACACTACGTCACTTGTTTTGTTGTTAGTGAATTCCACGCGCAGGGTGATTCTCATTAGGAAGTAGCCCTACTGACGGTGCCAGATGTAGGCCACGTCACGCTGAATGTTGCAATGTCGCCGACAGAACTAGCGTGTGGTGTATATGAATTCACCAAGCAAGTTGCGGTGTATGACGGATTAGTTGCAGAAACAGTTGAAGATGTCGGAACAATTACAACAGTTGCGATGGTGTTGTAAAGCGGAAACAAAGTTGCGTCTACTGATGCTGCTGCAAAATCTTGCATAAATTGCAATGTCAATGAACCTGTTTTAAGTCCACCAATGCGCTCACGGAAAGTTCCACCAAATGCGGTTGTTTCCAAGTCATCGGATTCTAGTGCAAGTTCAACACTATTTAAGTTTGTGGAAAAGTTAGTGCCATTGATGGTCACCTTGTAATCCGTGGCTGCGAATTTTGCCATTCTTTTTTTGCTCCCTTAGTCTGCGTAGCAAAGTATGATGAACTCTGCTGAGAAATAGTTTACATCACCAGCAGACACTTCACCATAATTGCGAACTTCAGACACTCGTACGTCATACGCTGCACCGCCAAGTGTCTTATCTGATTCTATTGCAAGTTTGATTGAGTTAGCACCTGTCGATGAAACCCACGAATCCAATGTATCTTGACCAGTTCTCTCGGATACACGGCTGACCAAAAGTAAGACAGAGAAATTGTATGTGGTCATTCCACCTTGATACGCGCCGTCATAACTTACAGATTGCGGTAAAACAATTGCAACTGGTGGCTTAGGATCGTCAGGAACTTTTGCTGCTGTTCGTAATCCTGTAATTGTTGCAAGGTTGGTTGCAAGTCCAGTTCTAAGTTCTGCTACTGATGCCATTATGCAAAGTTTCTTGTCTTGCGATACGGAGCAATCAACTGCTCAACATCGGGGTCAAGGTAACGACTAACACGGACTGCGCCCATATCGCCGAATCCCGCAACGCCAAGTGGTGAATCTAAACGCTTAAACAAACGTGACGATTGAATTACACAAGCCTGTGTGATTGCGATCGGAACAGCAGGCCAGCCAAACACCGCAGTAACTTTTACCAAAGCCTGTTCTACTTCGACAGGAAACAAATAATTTTCTACTGCGCGGATGCGTGTGTATGGAACAGACAGACCATCGGTGTATCCGTTGTTAGGTTCTAGTTGATAATCAATGACTGCCCACGTTGTATCAAAAATTCCATCGCCAGCAGATGAAGTTTGTAGCGTGATCGCAGTTCCCGCAATGTCGTCAGTCTGTACAACGTAAGAATCGTCTGCTGCGTAGTAACGCGTGGCAGTGCCAGATGAATAGAACGATCGCATTGCAAAACCATCGATGGCGCGTGATGCTGATTCGATCGCCATCTCTAACAATGTGTCATCGATATTGTCTGTGATGCGCATCGCTGCTTTAACTTGTGCCAATGTGGCATAGCCGTTTGTGATTGCCAATGTTTGCTCCCTGAGTCTGTATCTATTCTATGACAGACAAAAGAAAACCCCCGAGGGTTTTTGCTAACCAATCCGAAATAGTTGCCCGCGCCTGTCCATCGTTAGGAACAAAATGCCCCTCATATTCATAGTCCACATCTATGTCTAATGTCGCATCATAAGTCGCGCCTGACAGTGCAGTTCCCAACCAAAAAACCCAATCATCAAATGGTGCGATGCTTTGATCAAATGGTATTTTTTCCCAGAGCCATTTTCTAAACGGTGATCCACACGGAATCATATTTGCACGCATACTTAAAATTTCATCTGCGTTAGTTTTTACAGGTGTCCAAAGTTGTCCTGTGTCGTATTGAAAACCAAGTGCTAATACGTCTGCTGTGCAATTAGCAATCTTGTCTAACGCGTGCGGGCGATAACGATCATCAACGCCGATCCAAGCAATCCAGTCTGTATCACAATTCTTAATAGCAAGATTCATCATATTGCTGTACTGGAAATCACCAGACCAAGCAATGACTTTTATTCCATCCAAATTTAGATCGTCCAAAATAATTTCATCCCAGAGAACTAAAACAACTTCATCTGGTTTTCGATTTAGTTGCTGTATGGATTCGATCCAGCCATTTAGTTTCTCAGGATAGCCGTGACAGATGCCAACTATTCCTACTGTTGCACCAGTTTCCAAAAGGTATCCCCCGCCCTGTCGATCATTTGCCGTAGCGCATCTGGATCATCCCAATCCTGAACAGATGTAATTCCAACATTGTCGTTCGTATGTATTTTGCAACCTGACAGCACCGCTTCCATTACAGCGCGGCACTCAGATTCAAATGCCAACGGTAAATGTACAAACCATTCCACCCGCGCCATAGCATCTAGAACCACGGAACGATCAACATCAGTTAGATCGAGAAATGGCAAATCATTTTCTAATGCCCAAGCGTGCGCTTTCAATCTGCCTTTCAACGGATGATTGCGAGCAGCCCAAAGTGCCATAGCCTTTTTATCAAAATGATTGTGACATTTACTTGTATCAAAATAAGAAAGCACTTGTGCGGTTTTACGCGGTTTTGCCCAAGATAATTCACGGCGCATATGCGCTGGCGTATGAGTAACGAATAGCCGACTGCCGCAAATTAAAGCGTTAAGTCCTGCGCGTGGTGTTTGCAAATGGTGAACGAATACAAACGGATCATACTCACTTAGCCGAAATAACTGCTGATCAGTGAATAGGTCTGTGCCTGTAACCACTACGGAATCGAATTGGTGTATGTCGTGTGTATCGAATGTGTATGGCGTGACGATTTGTATATCAAAATCTAAAGGTGCTTGCTGCTGGTATTCCCAATCAGACATCTCAGCCCCACCCGCGAACATTCCACTGAATACCGATTGCTGCCCCTCAGAGCCAATCTCAGGGGTTTTTACAACGTGGTGGGTATACCAGCCGACTTTCACGCACTTGGCCGTTCTACGCTACGCTGTGCAAGAATTTCCAATGACGGCTTCCAATGCTTTTCATAGACAGCATCAGCGTTATACGTTTTGGCAAAATCAATTGCTTTCTGAGATCGTTCCTGCCCGCGTTCATAGGCTGCTTCCAATGCTTCGACAATTCTTGGAATAGACGGCATATGAAACCACGCTGTTTGTGGCGCATCCCAAAGCGGTTGCCCATCTACTAACCAGCCGTCACCTAGTAGTTCCGTAGATGCCGCAAACTCAGAAACAATTACAGGTGTCCCGCAGGCTTGTGCTTCGATCGTAGGAATTCCAAAACCCTCACCATAGGAAGTAGCGAGCAGAACATCCATCGCCGTGTAAATCGTTGCAAGTGTTTGCTGGTCAATTCCGGTGCGATACAAATAAGGATCGATGAACTTGTACTGATGTTTCTGTAATCCGACTGCCGCCAATAAATCAATTAGTTTGATCCCGCCTAGCGCACCCATCCAGTCTGTGTGCAAATACAAGATCGCATCATCGTGTTTCTGCGCGAACATCGAGAACGCCAAGATGTTTTCGCCGAATGCTTTTCTATTTGGGCTGATGCCTTTATTCGCTGCATTCATTCCGACAACAAATTTGTCGTTAGGGATGTCAATGAAATCTCTGCCAGTAATTCCTTTATGTCTTTTCATTGGCTTGAACACAGATTCAATTCCGTGTGGAATGTACAACGCTTCGATGCCAACATTTTCTAACATCGCTTGCCCGTACTGACTCATTGCGATCGGTGTAACAAAATCTTGCCTGCACCATTTAGCAACTTGTGGCGGTGCTGGAATGTGATCTATGGGAACCCAACTGGCAACATTCCAGTCTGCCCATCGTGGACCTTTGAAAACCCACACATCATAAAGTGTAAAAGAATGTGCGGTTGCTTTTGATCTTTCATTGTCCAGTCGTGCATATGCGCAGGTACAACATCATTCGAATACAAGTCTGCGCCACGTTGATAAACGGGTATGCCGTTCCAGTCTGTGTTGCTTCCCTCTAATCCGTAGTTGTTAAAAATTGCAACATCGTGTCCTTGTTCTTTCATTCGTTGCGTTACTTGCGCAGTTTGCGTTCCGTAACCAGTCGCAGCCCACGGCGCGTTAGAGTTCCAACCGATTCTTAATGATGACCTATTTTGCACAGATGCTCCCTTGATTAGTGACAGCCTAATAAATAGATGCTGCAAAGTCTAATAACCACTTGAGGGTGGTCGCGTAGTTTCGGTATCGCTACCGCGCAAGCGAGCAGAGCAACAATCTGCATAAATAAAAAGTGAACCCCGTTGGCCTGCGCTCCAACGGGGTTCACATTTATTCCTAATTAGGAACCAGCACCAGCAAAATACTTCACGTGTGAAGTCTGGATTAGGTTTCCATCCACGCGCATTGTGGCACGGAATGTAATCAGGTCATTCTGGAATGCGTAATCATCGGAACGATCAAGACGCAAACCGCCAACGGTGCGAACGTAGTAACTTGGCAAGTGGCCAAAGATTACTGACTTTGCACTTGTTGCTGGTGACGCGATTGCTGGATTTTCGAAAATAGGATATCCAAGCAATAGATCACGAGCATCGGCAGATAGGGATGGGCTGAACAAGTACTGACCAGCATTATCCTTTAACTTGCGAACAGCAGCGATCGCTTGAGCGTTCATCTGCCATCCTGTGCCTGGCAAAGTGCGACCTGCGGTATTCACACTGTAAACAAGATCGATCAAGTTATCAGCGGTGAATGCACCAGATACGCCAGTTCCACCAGTAATGCCTGAGCCTGCAGCAGTAACGATACCAGTTGGCTGAGTTGTGCCAGTACCAGTTGTTAGTGCGCCGTTGACTGCAAAACCAAGTGCGTTACCAGTCTGGGTTGCTAGGAATCCAAGAATATCCACGCCTGCATCCTCAACCATTTCACGGCTGATCTGTGTCAAGAATGAATACTTGTATGCACCAAGCGTTACGAATGAATTGAATGTTGGATCGCTTTCACCGATTGCTCCTGCTTCAGATGTAACCGTACCTGTGCTGTATGCGCTTAGGCTTGGAATCTGCAAGTTTTCGCCACCTGCGGTTGCAAGTGTGGTGGAAGTTTCTAGCATTGGTCCAACGTGACGGGCAAGCATAATTACTTGATCGTAGAATGATGTCGGAACTGGCGCGCCACTTGAACCCTTGGTCACATCGCGCTTCTCAAATGAGTGTGAACGAATTTCGCCACGAGCAAGTGAACGGATTAGATCGGCTTCATTGATTGCTGGAACAGCAACCTCTGGACGTGCCTGTGCTTCAAAACCTGACATTGCTTCAGCAGCGCGCTCTTCACGTTCTGCCTGTGCTTTGATGGTGTCGATGGTGGCCGCACGCTGATCAAGATCAGCCATAATGCGGTCATATTTTTCGTTCTCTTCAGAACTGAGGTCGCGCTTTTCTGCTGCTGCGGAATCTAGCAATGCTTTTGCTTCATCCCACGCTTTTGCACGAGCCTCTACTTGCTGACGAATGTAGTCAGACATTTAGAACTCCTAATTTGTTTGTTATTTTTATGAAGTCTGTGTGGCTCCACAACAGAAAGCACAATGGTGGCTCCACTCAATTGCACATAACAATTATGACACAAATAAAAATAGGCTCAGTGCCTTCCCCTGCACCAAGCCTATTTCTGAAAACAGATTAACGTGTTTCTGCTACTTTGACCAATCGTGTTTCTGCTACTGGTTCAAATGACTTTGCTTCACTTTCATCTTTACAGCAAGCATCAACTATGGCTTCACAAATAACATCGGCGAAATCAACAAAAACACCAGACTGAGGATCACCAACGCTGGCCAGATATGCCTTTTTAACATCTGCAACATTCACTAGAACACCTTGGCCATTAGATCAAGTTGCTTGCGCTTTAGTGCTAGCAGTTCCAGATTGCTTGGCTGATCTGCTCGTAACTTAGAAACCACTTCAGCAATTAAATCAGCGTGTTCTGCTTCCAAAGTTTCGCCTGCTTCCAGTCTTGTGATCGCATCACTTAACGCATCTACATCGACAGCAGTACGCGTGGCAAGAATGTCTAGCGATCGCACAGATGCAGTTGTCGCTTGGTAAGCGGGGAATCCAGTCACAATAGAAACTTCGTGTAAACGCACCTGATGAAGTTCGCGGGTTGCGCCATCCTCTGACCACTTATCGCCACGCGGGGGAACGCTAAAACCAAATGACATTGAGTTTACATCGCCACGTTGCATTAGAACCGATAGATCACGACCAGCAGTTGTATCTGGCAAATCTGCTTCTGCAAGTAATCCGCGTGAGTCCTCTGACAAACGTAATGTGCCTGCGCGACTAGAACCCAGAACGACATCTGTGTTGTGATTCATAAATAGTTTAATTTCGTTGCGCGACTTTAATGAACGCTGGAACGCACCACCCTTAATTACTTCTGTGAATGGAAGTGGCTCTGATGGGGAATCGAACACGGCGGCATAACCAGTGAAACTCATACCATCGCTTGATGCTTCCCCGTTACGCACGTCAAATTCGACTGTGTTTACACGGCGTTCTACTGTTGTTGTCATTTCTTGCCTTTCATCTTTGTTCAAGTTTAATGCTACTGACTTCCACTTTTCATTCTGTTCGGCGTTACGATCTTGCTGATCATCTCTAATTCGCTCTACAACGCGTTCAGCATAAGCCATAGTGCGCCGTGCTTGTTCTTTAGTTGCTCCTGATCCCCACAAGAAATGTGCGACTACTCCTGCGCTTGGGTAGTTTTCGTTGCTGGGACTAGCGGCAGGTGCGTCAAGATCAACCAGATGCCTTGCAATCCACGCTGCAATGCGAATCCACTTATCATCAGAAACTTGTCCGTCAGCCATAAGTCTTGCTTCACGAACTGTCTTGTCTGTTAAACCATCGCCTGCTTTTCCATCCGCATAGAACGCTAGACCACGGCGAGCAGCAGCACGCATAAAACTAGGTGCGCTTTGATTTATTGCACGCTCATCGTATTCCTCGAATGATCGTGAGGATTTAGGATGTCCTGCTGGTAACAAATCATTGTCCTGTTTGTAGTTTGCGTTCTCAGGTTTTCCATTTCGCAATAAAAACAAATAAGCATTTACCCTGCCCATCGCCCATTGTCCGCGTGTCATTCCTGGTCTGTGCGAAACTGAGTATGCACCAGCACCTCTGCGATAAACCGATTTCAGAGAACCTAAAGTTGCGCGTGTCCAATCTGGTCGATTATCTTTCGACATAGCATCATTATGTTCACTAACTTTATTTTTTAATGCTGTGGTTGTTTTTTCATCAAAGGTAATACCGCCACCAGATCCCTTAGCACTTCCCTCTGGGTTGGTCTTACTTCCCTTGATCTGCTCTTTCTTAGGTGCAGGTGCGCGGTTTTCATCAGATTCATCATCCATTACATCATCATCTGATTCGTCGTGTTCTTGCCAAGCGTTACAGTAATACGCGCCATCAACAAATTCATCCCACTTTTCGCACCACGCTTTTGTGCCATCAGCGTTCTGTCGTGA